TTGTTTCATTATGTCATCAGTAAAGTATTTTTCTGGATTTTTCACTATTGCTTTTTCAAATGCTTTTGTTCCATCTGGCATTTCAAATCTTGTAGAAACCTTTTTGAATATTCCATATTTTTCTGCAATAGCAACTAAGCCAAAATATTTATCCAAACCAGTTTGATAATCTAAATGAGTTTCTATAATACTTTCTTCTTTTGTAAATCTACCTTTAACTAGTTTGCACTTAATAATATTTCCCAACACTTCAGTACCATCTTTGACTTTACGTTTTCCTAACGTAACAATAACTGAAGCTGCATACTTGATTCCACCACCACCAGAAATCTCTTTTGACGGGAACATACTACCAACTTTATCATAGGTGTGATTTGTAATGATAAGAGGAATATTTTTTACAGATAGTTTCAATGCAAGTGTTCTAAAAGTTCCTCTGATAACTGGAGCTCTTGTCATATCTCTTTTATCAGAACCACTAGCAACATCACCCATCTCTTTTAATGTAGAAAGATTTCCAAGTGAATCTAAGAATATCATAACCTTAACTTCTTTAGGAACTCCCTCTATCACATTTACACATTGCGTTCTAAATTCTTCTACAGTTGCTACTGGATATATAATAAACCTATCTGTATCTATACCCCTATCAGTAATCATATCTGTAGTCAACGCACCTTCACTCTCCCAATATAAAATAATACCTTCTTTATTAGTATCCAAGAAATTCTTGGCTATACTCAATGCAAAAAATGTTTTACCTACGGATTCAGAACCTGCTAGACAGGTAATCTTGTTTGATGGAATACCACCATACATAGAACCTGATAACAAGGCGTTTAAAGAAAACGATCCTGTATCCAAAAAAGTATTGCAATCACCAAGAATCCCAGCGGATACAGCCGAAGCCATATCATTGTTACTCTCCTTTATTAACTGTTTTACTAAACTATTTACTGCCATTATTTATCTCCTTTCACCCAAAAAATGATTCTAAAGAACTTATATTCTCTGATTTCCATCCGATAACATCCAATATATTTTTAACTGGCTGTAAGAATGATTTATCAAATTGTAAGTCGTAATCAATATACTTCTCTAAACCAAACTCACTCGGCAAGACGGTTGCAATAGCAATCACATTCTCACCGAGTATGTTTGGCTCTTTCAAATATGCAAACTTAATCTTTTCACCATCACGGATTAACTGATACTTCTTTGTTAAGTTTCTCTCCTTGAGTTGATGGTTAAACAACAACGTGCCTCTAACGTGAATAGGTGTTGCCTTAATGTAAATATCTTTTGAAGATTTGTACTTGCTAAGTCCTTTGACACCTCTAGGAAAAGCTATCTCACTAAACTTTAATGTTCTGAATACTTCACGAAAATCCTCAATAGATTTTATTACTGTCTGCTCGTCTGTATTGATAATAGTGTTTATCAACGATTGTATGTTCTCTCTGCACCATTGCGGAGTAGAACTTCTAACACTCTCAATACCCATAATTTTTAATTTAGGTTCTTTGTATCTTACACCCTCAGAATCATATACATTTAAAATGTATCTTTTCTTAGCTGTCCAAATACCTTTGTCAGCTATCGACTCTCTTTTCATCACCATCTTTTGCTCGTATGAATTTACATACGAATGAAGAACTTGATAACACTCGTTAATATATGGTTCAATTTTATCCTTGCACATTTTGTCCAAGAAGGATATAACCTTCTCAGTCTCAGCTTCCTCTCCCCACACTTCATTAACCAGCTTATCAAACGTGATGTATATACTATCCGTATCCGATGCGATAACATAATCCGTATCTCCCGTTTTTAATAAATCGTTGATGAATCTATTTATATACTTTTCAATCCAACGAATTGACAACTGGCCGGACATCGTAACAGCTTCTGCCTGTTCGGGTGAGTAATATAAGAAATATTGATTTGCTAACGCACCATAAGCACTATTAAGAAGAATCTTCTTAGCCATTTGGACATTATTATATTTTGCAATATTATTTACAACTTCTTCTTTATTTTTGTAATTTCCGTCTTCTAATCTCTGTTCCTCTTCAAGCATTTTCTTTTTGTAAATAACACGTTCATCATACATGGCCTTCATCAACTTTGGTAGAAACCCTTGGCGTTTTGTTGAAAAGTGCTGTCCATTCGGAGTCAAGGTCATATTCATTTCTTTGAGATATTTTGTATCTAATCTTTTCTCTAGTAAACCATTAACACCACCATTATACTTAATCTTTAAAACCTCATCGCGTGATATGGTTTCTGGACTGATATTATATTGCTGAATCAAATGTGGATAAAGTGAATTCAAGTCAAACGATACAACCCATTTATGTAATCCTAAGTGTGGGTCTTTTACATATCCACCTTCAATACCCTTAGAGTCACCTCTATGGCGATTCTGTGGTACAGCAATATTCTGGTCTTTCAAGAAATTGTAAATAATCGTTTCCCAAGTTTTTACGGGTGAGAATACATCCTCAAAATTAATCTTAGACTCATAAGCTATAGTTATGATTAAATCCAACAACTTCATCTTATCGTCAAGTTTCTTTACAATCTCAACGTCCTTAATATTATATTCGATAAACTTCTGGTAATCCGTTTTATATAAGTCATAACCTTGCATTTGCTCATCAGTGACTTTACCCATACCAAGCTCAACTTGGCCAATATAGTCCAAACGATAGGATTCACGGACTTTATAGGTATATTTCTTATATAAGTCAATATAATCCAATGTAGATACACCGATAATAGTATAAAACATATTATCACGGCCTGCGATAACTACATTCCTATCGACTACTCTGTTTATAGGGGAAAGGTGCTTATATTCAAGGTTAAGGTATTTAAGTCTATTGACGATATAAGGAATATCAAAAAACTTACAATTCCAGCCAGTAACAATATGTGGCGGATAATCTTTCCACCAACCTAAGAAGAGCTCCATCATTTCTTCTTCGTTATCTGAACGAAAATACTTTATTGTTTTTTCGGGATCGTTAGGAGTGTACTCACCAGTTCCAAAAACATAATAAACATCGTTAATGCTATTATGAACAGTCAAAGATGTTATGGGTGCGTTAGCTAATCGGATATCTGGAAATCCATTATCCGAAGCAACTTCAATATCAATTGTGTAAATTAATATTTTAGATTTGTCCCATTGGACATCTTCTGCGTATTCCTCAGAAAGATATTGAAAAACAAAATTCTTGTTTCCGTAAACTTTAAAGTTAGTTACATTATCATATTGCTCAAGAAAGTCTCTACATTCTTTTATTGAGCCAAATGTAACATCACCTAAAGGTTTATTATCTAAGCTTCTAAAGGTTGCTTGTTCTCTTGGAGTGGTGACGTATAAGGTTGGTTTGAAATTTATTGTTTCAGAATATTCCTCACCTTTGTTATCTATTTCACGCACATAAATCTTATTGAAGACCTGACTAGCATAAGTATAAAATTTCATAGTGTATATATTATATCAAAAGAGGGTTCATAATACAAGGAAGAAGTTATGAAATTATACCCCCTGTATCGCTAGGCACAACAATACCTGAGCCATATATACGGCTATACTCATTCATAATAGTAGCACTTGGTGTAGCTACTACATTAATAGATTCTTCTTTTAGTGTATATTCTTTATCTTCGGAATATGGCATCCATGGCTGGAAAGCAATCTGTTCTTTACTCACGGGAATCATTACAACTGGGTTAGTTATTGTTCTGGTTAATTCATCAAACTCACCAATAAGCTCTTCACCGCTTATCATCTTTACAATCTTCACATTCATCATCATTCTCCTTTTCATTTTCAGTTGGTTCATCAACTCTTCTATCTAGCATATTTCCAAGAGCACCTGCAGCTGTATTTAAAACAAGTTCTCCAATAGAAGAGCATCCAGTAAACAAAATAAAACACATACATAAAACAATACTTCTAATCATAAAGCAAAATCGTCATCATTTATTTCAAAAGGTTTTTCTTTAGGTTCTTTTGTAGTTTTAATAGATACATTACCAATCGTATACTTAGCTTGTAAATCCCATTCAGACTTTTCACTAAACGGTAAAATTTTCATTTGACGAATACTAGTAGTTGGTTGTGCTTTTTCTGGTGAAACAATTTCAACCAAGTCCCATTCGTTTAAAAGATTTACAACTGTATTTCTACGTTCAAGATCATTCTCGGAAATATTAGTAGGTTTACCATCAAGAGCAAAGAGCTCTTTAAAATGAACAATATAATATTTACCTTGTTTGTGGAGTATGTGGCAAGATTGAAATAATTTCTTTTCCCTGCGTGATGCTATTCCAATTCGTGTGAGGGTTTCCTTAACTTTTAAAAAATCATCATCTTCTTTCAATCGAACTTCTATCATGTCTTCGATTGACCATTTAACATTCTCATTCATTTTGTGTTCCTTTCAATTTAGCTAAGTTAATAGGTTTCATTATATAGTTTTACATAACTATACATTAATATAGTTATTTATAATATTAAGAACTACCACCTTTGAATAGTCTATTTCGTATGTTTTTAATATCCTTGTCAGATAAGACTGACAAGGCTGTAATACATTTGTCTGTACTATATTTATAATACTCTTTTACGATTTCCATGTTTTCATATTTCTTACCCTTAACCCAATACTTCTTTTGTCTCTTTTGTTTTGGTACAGCTGCATTGATAAAATCATAGTGACCTTTATCACTTATATCAGGGTAACGATTTAACTCATTGATATAGTGAATCAGGTCATTGTGATAAGACAACGTGCGGTTAAGAAGAAACTGCTTATAGTCTTTCCTATCAGGT